ACTCTGGTCGTCTTATCAAAAAGAAGATGACTAGCGATGCATTTTTTGCAGAGAACTCTGGCCTATATGACTTTGTATATATTGATGGTGACCACACTGCAATTGCTACCTTAAAAGACGGCCTATGCGGTCTGACAAGCCTTAAGTTGGGTGGGATTATTGCCTTTGATGATTACACTTGGGATGCAGGAAAAGGTCCTATGAGTAATCCTAAGGCTGGTATTGACGGCATCTTGCTGTCTCACTCACAAAAACTATTTACTTTGGAGATTTCTTTTCAGGTTTGGTTGCGGAAGATTTCCTAGGACGTTTTACTTTTTTAGCCTTTTCTTTTTCTTTTCGCTGACGTTCTAGTTTTTCAACGCGCTCTGCCTTATAGGCATCAACCGCATTTGCGCTAGTACGACTCTTCCACGCAAAACCGCATTCTGAACAAGTAACAACTTTTGCAGTATTCCAGCGACCAGAACTATCTAGTTGAACTATTGATGTATCTAACTTACCTGGACGAGCAGTGCAGTATGGACAATTTGGGTATCTACGACGACGCGTTTCTTCTCCAAGATAGGAGACAGATAAAGTTCTACGAATCTCAACTTCATCCTTACCTCCCCAAACTCCCCAGATTTGACGATGCTCTAACGCCCACTGTAAACAACTTTTACGGACAGGACACTGAAAGCATAAATTCTTCGCTGAGTATTTTTTACTAAATTCTGGGTCAAAAAACCAGTCTATGTTATTCTTATTTTCTGGCTTAGCGCAGAGGGCATTTCTTTGCCATTCTAGGCTATCCGCCGGTTTCCACATATCTAAAAGATTACACTATTACACTATAAAACTATGCCAATAACGCAGTATGTCTCTATATTTCTATCCAAGTTATTTCTATTGCAGTATCAACAATATCTCCGTATTCAGTCTCTCCATCTTCATTACAAACAATGTAGTCATGTTCTTCTTCTAAAGTTCCAGCCCAACCGCTAGACATAATTGCTTTTTCAATATATCTAAATCCATCACTAAGAGAGTCAGCAACTCCGTCTCGTTGTAGAGATGATGCCAGTGCTCTACGAACAACTTCGTTATCCAAGTCAATATCACCAAAGGTATAATAAACAATGGCATCTTCTTTTTCTGGGTAATAATTCAACCCGTGCCATTCAAGCCAGAGTTCTTCCCCTGGGCGTTTGTCTTTCAAAGGTTTCTCCTGACTTAGTCTTCGTCAAGGATACCAATATCAAACTCAAAACGCTCTAAAGACTCTTCGTTTTCTCCAAGAAAATATACTTTATTAGGGTCCATCATTTGATAAATCCCAGAGATTGTTATTGAGCCACACATACAGCAAATATCAACAACCCCAAAGTTAGTAACTTCAGGAGTATCTACACCAACTAATTTCATCAGGATATGTCCTGACTCATCCATGCTCTCTGGTTCCCAGTTAGTATGGTCCTCAAGCCAGCACAATTCGCAGAGCGCTAGTAAGCGCAGCGAGGGCTTTGCCGCCATAGAAAACCTTTCCCAAAGAAAGTAATTACTATGACAATTTTAGTCTTCTTATCTATCCTAGAGTGTCTAACTCGGTGTCTAAAATAATATTTCTTTTTTGCCGAGCAGTTCTTCGTTGTTTAGGGGTTAGTCCTCCCCATATACCATGAGTTTCGTGCTTGACCCCCCACTCAGCGCAGTCAGCAATATGCTCGCATTGATTGCATATACTTACAGCAAACTTGTAGTCAGCCAAAGAGGTTAACCCTTGTTCATCCCTATCTTCAATAAAAAACATTTCTGTACCGATTTGAGAACATAGCGCATTTGTAAAATTCCACGGCTTGTCAGCCATTCTTCCTCTTCTTCCTCTGAAAGTTTTTTATTTAATAGTTACCGCTTTTCGTTCTCCAAATATCCCACTTCATATCCGCAGCCAGCATAGCCAGCGATATCAACCCAAGTGTCTCCCTGGAAGCCAGACTTAGACGCATAACGTGCCACCTTGAGCCCAACCATCATCATTGCAACATCTTCATTAGTAATAGGTACGCCTAAAATTACAGACCAAATTTTTGCTGTGCGTTCAAAATTATCTTCTGGACTTCCGTATTGCTTGTTTCTGTCTCCAGAAATAATTCTTGCTGCTTCGCGCAGCGCCTCTACTCTATGAGGGTGAGTCTCTTCCTTAGAAATGTTTTCATTTGTTGTCATAGTTTTACCCTCGCTGTAATTGTAGCCTTGTATAAATCTTGATGTTTTGCAACAGCAATTTCATAATTAATATGGTCAATAACAGAACTATCTTCTGTTCCAACATATTTCTTTAGTTCTCGTCGTGCTTCCATCGTTATGTGTTCGTGGTCTTTGCCTAATACTTCAAAAGAAAAAGTTGCTCCAGGAGTCATTAAGAGACCCGCTTTTCTAGATTTTCTGGTCTAAAGTGAACACCATCTAAAACTGGAAGTTTTCCATCATCACTTTTTATAATGATATCTCCATAGCGGACTCCAACAATTTTACCTTTGCGACCATTGAGAGTGTGCTTTCCACTTTCTTCATCAAAGGCATCGTATTTAACTCTAACAACGTCTGCTACTTTGATTGCCCCAGGCTGAGCCTGAACCCACACTTCATTTTTATCTTCTTTAATAATTGCGTGACCTTGAGCAAGTTTTGAAAATAAATCTAAAATTTCTTTAGAGTTGTCATTTTTAGGTGGACGCTTGATTGTTGACCACTTCTCCAACAACTCTAATACAGCGTCGCCTGTCATCTTTTTTGTCTTATTAAGAGTTAATTGTTCTTTTACCCAGTCAATGTTTATCTCTGACACTATGTCTCCTTAGTAAAGTAGTTGGTTGCCGCCAGTTTTATCTGACGGCAACCCCACTATTCGTCTTTTAGAACGGTGCTGCAGGTGCAGATGTTTGAACTGCAGCAGGTGCTGGCGCTGGAGCAGGTGCTGGCGCTGGAGCAGGAGCAGGTGCAGGTGCAGCAGCAGCGACTGGTGGTGTGACACCAGCAGGTGCAGTTGTTCCTACAGGGAAGTAACGACGGATTTCATTACGCTTTTGTCCGTTGTAAATACGATTACCAACAGTGCCACGGAACTTTCGGCCTACTAGAACCGCTTCAATTGCAGCGTTTGTTGGTGCTGGTGCTTGAGCAAAGAAATCTTGTGTGATTCCCATTGCGTGCATCTTGCTAAAGAAAATAGCAAGTGCATTTTTGTTTTCTGGAGATACAGTCAAATTATCCCAAACAAAACGCTTGTTGTAGGCTCCGCCTTCAACCTGTGTCTTGATAGAGAACATTGTCTTACCAGACTGAGTTACTTTTGCAGTAGCCTCGATTACAGTTAAATCGTAATCGCCATCAGGCAATGCTTCGTAACTACTGCTGATTTCTCCAGCATCTTTGATGAGGTCGCCCCAATTGAGTGTGCTCATTAGTTGCCTTTCGTAGTCGTTGTGGTTTCTTGTGTTACTGGTGTTGCTGTTTGTCTAGGTCCGAAAACTATATCTAGCATTCTTTCTATAGACAAATTCTGTTGTTCGACAATAGAACCTAGTCGCCCCTGAACACGCTCTCCTGCTTCGTATTCATTTGTTCGTTCAACATACATACGACGAACTTTGTATGGAGGTTGCATAGGGTCTGGGTTTGGTAATTGCTCAACTGTAAGAGCACCAAGAATGTCATAAAAGTATGGCGCTTGAATTGCCAACTGTCCTTGTAGGTATGGCTTATTACGACTTGAGTCTCCACCTGTTCGAGACATTGCAGTAAGAACTACTGCCTCAAGCGGGTTAGTCGCGTGCATTGTTAGGTCACGCAAATCTCGTAGTAGCGCACCCATATGACGAAGCAACTCACCCCACTGTTGCATCTTCATCTGTTCATTTCCAGCAATGCTGTCCATGCACTTAACCTGTAGTTCCGAGATTGAGTCAATAATCAAACTCTTGAACTGATGCTTACCCATCTGTAGCCATTGGTATGTCTTGATTACTGTGTCATAGTCACGAACTGTAACTACGCAAGTATCCCAAGTTCCATCTGCAACTGGTGGCTCTTCTCTCAAAGGGTCCCAGTATTTGACGACGATAGGTAGGAAACGATGTCCACCTTCAACGTCAAGCATTAGTCGTGGATATGGTGCAGTTACTGCAAAGGAAGATTTACCAACCTTGCTTTCTCCATACACCATAATTGTTAGTGAGCGTTGTACTTCACTCATTGTCACTCGCTTCCTTTTTTATCTGAGTCGTAATATGCATAAGGGTCTGATTCCTCATACATTTCACTAAGTGCTTGTTCAGCGGCGCTTCCGTC